TTAAAAGAAAAGAGAGTTGGCTTAGGGGTAGCTAATATCACTTTGGAGTACTTGGAAAACTTAAACCGTTTCACATTTACCGAGGATAAAACAGAAATAAAAAACCGTATGGTTAAACAATTCCAAGCTTCTCAAGCTGGAATTTCACAAGATAAATTAGACGGACGTGGTAAAATACGTTTAGCTCATTATTTTGTTGAAATAGAATGTTATGACTATTCTGTATCAGATGATGAGGAAGTAAATCTTAAAAATGGTGTAAAAAATATGGTTGTTACACGTATAGGTTTACAAGTTAGATTCACAGACGCGGAAACGGGCGAAATAATAGCAGCATCGGGATTAGGTGAAGCAAAAACAACAAGAGAATTGACTTTTATGAGTGATGCTACTGTTGATCCAGTTAAATTCAACCAATCAACAATTAGTATTGCAACTAAAAAAGCTTTGGATATTGCTTGTGCCAGAATATTAGGTAGGATGATAAAAAAAGGTATTTACAAAGGATAAAATATGACAAAAAATAAATTAAAAACAGTATTAGTCACAATATTAGTAATATTAGGATTTTTCGGGGTAGGATATGTGTATTTCAATTATCAAATGCAATCTCTCTATGTTTTGATGGGAGCATTAATTTTGATATTCATAAGACATACATATGTAGTGGTGGATCATCTATTAACTAAGGATTAATAGGTATAAGGTATATTTATAATTATGACAAAAAAATGGTTATCTCTCCTAACCATTGTACTTATATTCATATTATGTGGTAAGGTACAAGGGCAAACTTATACCCAAACGTTTAGGGATAAGTGTACAGGACAAACTGTAAAAGCCACTACAACATACGTTAATGGTAATGCTGTTGTTTCATTTTACAATCAAATACAAACTTTCACACCTCTTCAAGTACAAACAGGACAATTACAGGCTTGGTTGATGACAACCTATGCGACTTATCAAACTATGGCTTGTCCTGTAAGTCAAACAACTACACAGGTTATTACATCAACAGTTTCTCAAGCGGCATCTCAAGCGGCCAGTTCTGCAGCCAGTTCAGCAGCAAGCGCAGCTGCCTCTTCAGCAAGTAGTAGTGCCTCATCATCAGCAAGTAGTGCAGCTTCTTCCTCAGCAAGTGGGGCAGCGTCAGGAGCTTCTTCAAGTGCATCAAGCGGAGCTTCAACTAGTGCTTCAACAGGAGGAAGTTCACAATCTTCAGGAGATCAAGGAAACAGTGGCGGAAGTACTCAATCCTCAGGTGGAGGAGACACACCACCTCAATCATCATCTTCTCAAAGTAGTTCTTCAAGTTCGTCTAGTAACTCATCAAGTTCTTCATCCAATAGTTCAGATAGTAAATCATCAAGTTCATCGTCTTCATCTGATAGTAAATCATCATCCGATTCAAAATCTTCAGATAGTAAAAGTGATTCAAAATCTTCAGATAGTAAAAAATCCGATGAAAAGAAACAAGAACAACAAAAAAAGAAAGAAGAAGAAAAAAAGAAAAAGGAAGAAGAGAAAAAAAAGAAAAAAGAACAAAATGCTATGAACCCTCTATTGTTAGCTTCAGATTTGACAACAGTTCAAGGGAATGACAAAACTTATACAGCAGCTATGACAGTTGGTGTGAGTAAATCATCATTGATGGGAGACCAAAGTTGGAATGCAACATCAATGATTTATACAAATCTTAAACAATTTGTTGTGAGTGGTGGTTACACAAGAATGAATTTTGAAAACGGTAAATTAAGTAATATAAGCTCATATTCATCGTCATTCGCTTATTTAAATGGTAACTATATGAATTTATTAGGTTATACTTGGATAAAGCCAACTATGAAATATGGAACATATGGTTACAACGTGGGTTTGATTAATTTATTTTTAGCTAATGGTAATAGATTTGATTATAGTAGTTCAACATCATTAGTTGCATTTTGGACCAAGCCTTATCAATATAATAGGAGATTGACATTATCCCCTCAAATATTCACAATGTTCTCACCATTGGCTTGGAATAGCGTCACAGGTGAATCAACAGTTAATAGACAAATGGGATTTCTAATCGGTACTTCTGCCGATTATAAAATAAGCAAGAGATTCGGATTTAGTTTTAATTATAAATTACAAGGGAGCACCACACCAAAAACACAATATCTTTCCAACTTCTTAATTGGATCAAGAGTTGTATTATAAAAAAATCCCTGGTGTGAAAACATCAGGGATATGACAAAAAATAAATGTACCTCTCCAGATACAATTAAAGTATACTCATTTCTTTTTCATTAGTCAATTCTAAATAAAGATTTTTTATTTCCGCACATTTTTCATAATTTTCGATAGATTCAAAATATGGTAATATGTCTCTCATCAGAACTGAAACCTCTTTTCTGTTGAATTTAAATACAGTATCCCATTCCAAACCTTTGATTATGGCCGAAATATAAAGGGTCAAATCATTTTCAGTTGTGGTTCTAAATCCTTCAAACACATCGAACATTGCATTATATATTTTATTTTTATTAATATCATAAAAATCTGTAAAATCTTGATAGATTCCTTTGATATGTAATTTCTTGTATGCACTGATGGTTTTTCTTGTTTTTTTCATATGTTGGGTTTAAGTAATTTTATTGATTTGGTTTTTTCCATCTAGCTTCTCTTGCTTCGGAAGACATCTGAATATGTTCTTCTATTGTGTGTTCTATTTGAACTCTAATACAAGTTTGTGGTCTACCGCAATTCATCAAATAATTGTTTATGTATCCCATCATATTTGCACTACCTATAGGATTAGCAGAATGAACATAAATTTGTGGTAAAGGCACTTTTCTATTCATACTTTCAGCTACTAAAAATTTAGCAGCATCATATCCTGTTTTTTCTTTGTGAATATTATTATAATCTAAAGTATAATTTTCTTTTACATTATTATAGTATTCAGTCATAGCTTCGTCACCTAAATCATGATCTAAAGATATGACTTCAAAGTTTTCTAAACTTTTTAATTTTATTGTAGCAACAAAATCATCATAATTTCTAACTACAATCCATTCATCATTTTTTGGCGTTCTTACATCATCAAGGTATAATCTCATTTTTTCAATTTTCATCTTTTTTAAATGGTTTTTCGTATTTAGGTTTCATTATTTTCCAAATAATATGTTCGTATGGTTTTCTATCCCACATTGCAAATAAAATTGGTCTATAATATGGTTCAACATTACATCGTTCTAAATGTAATGCAAATTCTTTTTTAGTTGGTTCAGGATCAACATCGTTATATTTTCCATATCTAAAATAATCATGAATTTTACCACAATGTTCTCTGATATTATATTTAGCGTACTCAAATGAACTTATTTGTTGTTTAACCCACTTATAAAATTCATCAGGTACTCTATCTAAAAATTCATCCAATGGTTTTCCATCTTTCATTAGTTCCCAAATATCTTTAGAAGAAAAATTTGTTAAAATTTTATGGAGACGTTTATATTCTTCTCCTTTAATTTTCATACGGAAACCATTTTTGAAACGAATTACATAACCTTCTTTGTCTTTAGATATTTCTTCTTTAAGTAAATCGTAACTTTCACCCCAAGTTTTATATGTTGTAACAATTTCAAATCCATCAAGTTTTTCTAATTCGGTTTTACTAATCTCAACACCTGATTTAGTGTCAAATGCACCCAAAAGCACTAATCCTTCGTAATCTCCGTAATCTACAACTATTCTATTTTGTCCTCCCATAGTTATTATTTGTTTTGGTTATAGGTTTGGTTGTAGTATTTTTTACCTTTTCTTGTAGTTTGACCAATGGTCTTTATATATTCCTGACAATCTTCCCAACCTATTTTATGTGCTTCTATTATCTGCTCTTTTTCTTTTTCAAGTCCTTTATTAATTGAATTTCTAATTGACTTATTCATAGGCCAGTCAACTTTAATATATTTTCCAATATCATCAATTAATTCTTGCATTGCTGTTTTCATAGGTTATTTATTTTTACAATTTTCAAAATGCCATCGGTGCATTAAACCTTCACCGCCTTCTTTATTACAATATGGGCAAGTTACTTTTTTTCTTGGAACACCTTTTTTTAAGGATGGTATTCCTTTTTTATTTTCACTTATTTTTTTTCTTGTTTCATTGGATAAGGTTTTACCTAAATTAAGTTGAGACATCCTAATTCGTTTTTTATCTTTGGTTTCTTCAGTTTGATTTTTTCCGTAACTATTACCTATTAATTTTTTTCGTAGATTTTGTTTATGTTCTTCACTATGATAATGTTTTCCGGTGTTTATCTCACTAATTTTATTTCCAATTTCTTTTGCTTTATCTTTACCATATCGTTCAATAAATGTTTTACCTTTTAATAATTCACTTAATTTCTTTTTTGTTTCTTCACTACAAGGAATACCTTTTTTTGATTCCGATATTTTTTTTGCACGTTCTATTTTTTTCTCATCACTCATAATTTCCCATCTTTTTTTATGAGAGTTCGACATTTTATTTAAAACATCTTTTGTGAAAATTATTTCAGAACCTCTTGCATTATTATAGTACTTATTATTTCTTAAATCAATTTCTTTTAATAACCTTTGTTCAATTTGTAAGCACACCTCTTTTGTTCCTTCAGCTACGATTTTTCTTTCCCACTTCATTTTTGGATTGTTAAAATCATTCCAAAAATCTTGATTATGTGATGATGAAATATACCCATCATTTATATTTCCTTTATGATAACCAATATATGATTTACCATTAGTCAAATTATACCATTCATATACAAACGCCTCATAATTCATATCTGTTTCTTTATATATAAATATCAAATATAATTAAAAACAACACTATTTTATGGATAAATCTAATAAATAATTTCAAATAAATACGTATTATTTTTATTTAATTTATCTAACGGGTATTTTCCCAACAACTCTTTTCCTTTAATTGCTTGCGGTGATGTGAATGAACCACGAGTTGTCATTATCCACTCATTTTCATAATTAAAAAGAATACCTAATGATCCGTCCATCTTTTCATAGACAACATAATCTTCATTTGGAATATCTTCTGGTTTATGTTCTTCGTAATTAAAAAATTTGGGAAAACTTCGTGCTTTAATATTACCGTCAAAGTCAGTTACTAAACCACGGCACATCATTAACAATGGGGTCCAAAGTTTTTCATACTGCACAAGTGGCGAATAATTCCATATTATCAAAGGATACGTTGGGTGAAATTGTTTATGTAATAAACCTTTTTCATACATTTCATTAAGAATCCCGATATCTAATTTCTCATTTTCCATGTGTATATTGTTTTATATGGTATATCATATTCATTGGATAAAGTTATAACTTTTTCCCCACCTTTTAATTTTTCTATTATTATATCTTTTACGTTATAATATTTTTTATATTTTTTACCGTAATCATTATTATCAATAAATTTATTAAAATTATATAACTTATAATGATTAAAACAAATGTCATCATATAAATAAAAACCAAAATCTACAGCTTTTTTTCCATAAAATCTTAATTCATTAAGATTTTTACATTGTTTTACTTTTCTAATATTTCCTTTAATTGGTATTAAATTGTTTAAATCCTCAATAAATTCCTTTGTCCCAACTAAATTAATTGTTAAATAAAAAACACCATTACCATTATTGTATGTACCAATGGATCCATCACCATCAATATACCCTTGTAAAAAATACTTTAATTCGTTTTTATTTAATTTTGGTAATTTATATGTTAATGTTTTATTTGGTTTAATATTATATTGTTCTAATATTTTTACAATTTTTTTATCTGTTATAGTAATGGTATTGGAATTATTATATTTAGTAATTTTATGGTTTGATTTTATTTTGTTTAAAATATTTTTTAATAATTTAAACCCCTCTTCTCCACTTTGAGATAATGATATTGTTCTATCGTTTTTAACATTACCATCAGAAGCCATTAAACCTAAAAAATAAAAAAATTCCTTTTCTTTTTTTTCAAAAAAACTAAAATCATATGAATAGATTTGACTAATCTGACCATTTTTTTTTCTTGTATTTATCATAATAATAAATATTTTCAAAATTGAAAAAAAATAACATTAGTTTATTGTTTTGTGGATTCCGATGTTGTAAGTATGTTTCAACCAATTAAAGGACAAATATACTCCACATATTTTGTTCTTCCAAAAAGAAACGTGAGAATCGGGTTGACAAGTTTCAAAATATAAATAAACAAAAGGTAATGGATAAACTGCCCATTGGTTTCTATGTATGATTGAATGAAATTTCATTTTTGTATTTTTTTGTGGTATTGTTGTAAAATAAGATTTAATGAATTGACTCATTTCATAACTTAATTTCAAAACGCTCCTTCATTTTTAGGAGTTTATCTTCTGGTACATTATGAACGTTTTCGCTACCATGTCTATTTTCAACAATGACAGTATGAACACGATAATTGTATCTTTCGGCCAATTCAAAATATTCTTTCATTTCCCATTCTTGAGTGAATGTATTTGCAATAACAATCCTTTTTATTCCTTGCCTCATTTTTTCATAACATCTAAATTGGCAATTGTTATGTGCTACTTTTAACTTACTTGCATCGAAATTGTAATTCCCGTCATCATCAGTGAAAAAATCATCGGCAGATAAAATGTGTGATTTTGAATTTTGTGGGGTATCTAATATTATTTCAGCTAATGTTGATTTACCAGATCCAGGAATACCACGTAATAGAATTAAATCTCCTATAAATTCTTTTTCCATAAAAATTAATTTAAATAAAAAGGGCCAGTAAAACTGGCCCAATTTTTTACTTCACTTGTGCTTCAGCTTTAGCACCACCAGCGGTAGTATCTACTGTTACTTTTGCAGAATCAGTTTTTGTAGAATCTACTTTTGCAGCAGTTGAGTCAGTTTTTGTAGTTGCGGTAGACCCTGAACCACATGATACCATTGCAACTGTTGCAACGATAGTCAAAATAAATAAAATTTTCTTCATAAATGTAAATATACGAAAAAAAAACTTATTAACCAAATATTAGTAAAAAACCCCAACGAGTTGTTGGGGTTTAAGGTCATTCAGCGGGTTCAACCCCACTTACTATTTAAAAAACGAAAAGGTAATCGACAAAGAGAACCTAAGAATATATAAATATATATAACTTTAAGAAAAAATCAACTATTTATGAACTTTTTTTGGTAATTAACAAATTACCATCCTTAAATTTGATAGTTATTGATTTATTTTCAATAATGTTTCCTCTAAGAATTTCTTCACTTAAAAAATCTTCACATAGATTTTGTATGATTCTTTTAACAGGTCTCGCACCAAATTCTTCTTGTGAATTTAACTCAAAAATTCTATCGATTACTGAAGAATCAAAATTAACCATATAGTTTTTTTCTTTCAATCTAATAATCAATTTTTTCATTTCAATGTCAATGATTTTCTTCAATACAATTTCATCTAATTTATTGAACAAAATAATATCGTCAATACGATTCAAAAATTCAGGGTTGAAATGGCTTTTTAAAGCTTTTTGAATTATAGATTTTCTAACTTCATACTTTTGAGCTTCACTTGAAGTTGTACTGAAACCAATACCGCCTCCAAATTCTGAAACTTTTTTTGCACCAATGTTTGAAGTCATAATAACTAAGCAATTAGTGAAGTTTACTTTTCTTCCAAATGAATCTGTTAAATGCCCTTCATCTAAAATTTGAAGTAATAAATTGAAAACATCTTTATGTGCCTTTTCAATTTCATCAAATAAAATTACTGAGAATGGATTGTTTTTAACCTTTTCAGTTAATTGACCACCTTCATCGTATCCAACAAAACCTGGAGGTGAACCAATTAATTTAGAAACATTATGTCTATCCATATATTCGCTCATATCTATGCGAATAATTTTTTCCGAATCACCGAATAATATTTCAGCAAGGGATTTAGCTAAATAAGTTTTACCTACACCAGTCGAACCCAAGAATATAAATGAACCAATCGGTTTATTTGCATCTTTAATACCAACACGGTTTCTTCTAATTGCTTTTGATATCGAAGTAATTGCTTCATCTTGACCAATAACTTTAGCAGAAAGAATATTTTCCATCTCTAATAGTTTTTTGGTTTCAGTAGAATCCAATTTAGAAATAGGTACACCCGTCATTTGTGATATCATTTGATAAACATCATCGATAGTAATTTGATCTTTATTACTTTTTTGCTTTTCAGACCAATTTTCTTTTTCCTTATCTAATTTATCTTTCAACTTCTTTTCTTCGTCTCTAAGTTTAGCTGCTTGTTCATAATTTTGACTTTTAACAACAGCAATCTTTGTCTCTTTAATTTCATCGATTTGTTTTTTCAACTTCTCAATGTTTTCAGGAGTTTTAGTTGTTACTCTCTTTTCTGAACCTAATTCATCTAATACATCGATCGCTTTATCAGGGAATTGTCTATCAGTAATGTATCTTGACGATAATTTTACAATAGTTTCGATTACGTTATCATCATAAAGAACTTTGTGAAAATCTTGATATGATGATTGTAAATTTTTTAGAATTTGAACAGTTTCTTGTGCAGTAGGTTCTTTCAAAATAATTTTTTGAAATCTTCTCACTAATGCAGCATCCTTTTCAATACTCTTTTTATATTCATCTAACGTAGTGGCACCAATACATTGGATTTCTCCACGCGCAAGTGCGGGTTTGAGGATATTTGCAGCATCCATAGAACCACTTGCATTTCCAGCACCAACCATTGTATGTAATTCATCTATAAAAACAATTACATTAGGTGATTCAACTAATTCATTTAGAATGGCTTTGATTCTTTCTTCAAATTGACCGCGATATTTTGTACCTGCAACAAGTGAAGTTAAATCTAACGCCATTATTCTTTTTTCAAGAAGATTTGGAGGGCAATCCCCTTTTTGAATCATCAATGCTAATTTTTCAACTAACGCTGATTTACCGACACCAGCCTCGCCCACAATTACGGCATTGTTTTTCTTTTTACGAGATAGAATTTGAGCAATTCTTTTAACTTCCTCATCTCTACCTATAATTGGGTCAATTTTACCTTCTTCAGCCATCTTTATCAAATCTCTTGAAAAGTTGTCTAAGATTGGGGTTGTTGAACCCTTTTTGTTCTTTTTAGGGTTGAGCTGTTGCTGACCCTCTTCAAAGTAATCTACTGGCATATGTGTTTAATTTATAAGCAAACATAACATAAATTATACTAACAAACAAATATTCTTAAAAATATTTTTATAATGCCAAAATGTCTAAAAAATGTCTAAAAGTATGACGAAATGTCTAAATGTTCAATTTGGTAGAGATTTTGATAAACATTAAGAAAAAATATTAAACTATGATTACAACAACATTATTTAAAGATCCAATCTTTAACAATTTAGACAGAATCTTCAACGATTCCTTTGAAAAAACTAATAATCAAAAGACAAACATCGAAACAAACGATGAAGATTATCGTGTACAAATCGCCGTACCCGGGTTAACTAAAGAAAATCTTAAAATTACAGTCAAAGAAAGTACCTTAACCATTTCTTATGATCGTCCTGAAAAGAATGCATCTATTTTTGTAAGTTCTTTTAAAAGACATTATAATGTACCTGATGATGTGGATGAAAAAAATATTACAGGTAGTGTAGAAAATGGGGTATTGGAAGTGATTTTACCAAAAAGTAAAAAAAAGGCCATTGAACGTTTAATTTCAATTAATTAAACTTGAACCCTCCTAAACGGAGGGTTTTTT